ACGAATCTCTCGGAAAGCTTTCCAATTGGGGTCTTCACCTTCTTGTTTCTCCGGGGTGATGTCTGCTTGCACAGGTTGACTTAATGCCTGTTGTGCAGTTGTTGTTTCTTTATTTTCCTCTTGAGCAGAGGGAAGTTTTGTATTAACGTCAGGCGTTAAACCGCTCATAGGTCTCCTTTGTCTGATACTGGCAACATAGAAAATACTTTAGAGAATGTAAATGAAAATTTTGATCAAGATCTAAAAATGAAGATTTTGAAAGAGGAATTGGAGAAGAGCTTCTCTAACTACAGAAAATCTCTAGCTTTCATGTCGGCAGATGCGCCTATAGAGACGCTCTGCCTGCCCAAGACAACGCAAGATATTCTAACTAGGAATGGGTGTCTTAGGATCTATGATTTGATTGGTTTGGATTTTACTAAAATCAAAGGCTTGGGTGTAGTCCGCATCAGGGATCTTACAGCCAGCCTTGATCAATTCATCTCGATGTTCTAGGAAGTATTCATGTTCGCTTGGAAGATTTACATTACTCTCATGCCTGATGTATTCCCAAAATTTGCCTGTGAAGAAAGCGATGGACCACGCTTGCATAGTATGGTAACGCTTGTCTACTACTGGGAGACTGGAAAGCTCAGCCATTACCATATCACTTGGAAGCACCCATAGACGTTTGGTTATTTTGTCTAGATGCCTGTTATATAAGAAGACCGCCTGGTTGGGCCTAGGCGATGGGAGATAAGGCCAGCAATAGAACTTACGCCGAATAGCGTTCTTGATCAGTGGATCTGTTGCAATGACCATCACAACGCAGAACTCATCTTCATTGATCATTGGTTTGTAGATCTGGATCGATTCGTAAAGGTGCTTTTCGATGTCATCTGACATCGCATGGCCAACCTCTAGAGCATCGTACTTTGTAGTGTCGGATAGAGCTTTATTAGCCAGCTCTCCTGCTGTTTGATGGGAGTTTTTCATTACTCCCGTTTATCAAACAAATTATTTATTTGTCATAGACTTTCCTTTAGATTTGCAAAGCATCATCCGAGCAATCTTTTGACCAAGGCAATCTTATCTTTTAAATGAGTACCGACAATTTCGGATTGTAAAGGGGGTTTAAAAACGAATTTGGCATCATATTGATCGACTGGGAGAGTGCATGAGGAAAACTTTCCCTGTATTGGGAGATGGCCTTCAGGAATAACAACCTCATTCCCGCTTGCGTCAAATAAATGGCCTTCAAGCTCCATCATCCATCCTTAGGGGGTTCGGGTAATGGCATCCAATGGGTTGCATAAAAAGGGCAGTCAAATTCTCCAAACTCGAAGTTTTTCTGCCTATTCATTTTTCCATTTCTAACTTTCAAGGGAGAACAGCTTTTACATGCTGTTTCTCCAGCCAGTAAAATTGATTCACAAGGCTCTGGCAATCGATCCTTAACGCTGATCCACTGGCTCATACGAAACACCTACCAACAATGGAAACGATTCCGATAGCCATCAGAACCCACATAATCAAACCTACAACAACCTCTGAAGTACACTTCATACTAAACCCATTAACATTTTGAACGCTTTTTTCGCTTGCTGAGGAACCACTGAATTACCCAAGGCTCTAATTCTGTGTGCCCTTGCTTGTATCCCATTAACCACTCTAACCACTTCAAATTTATTTTCAGGTTCTTTGTCCCATGGTTCATATTCAGTTGAGTTATGACACAAGGAGAATCTCTTTTCCGATCTGATGGGGAGTCTTGTCTGTTTGAATCGCTCGCCCTTGGAGTGGGCAAGTAGGAACCACCTTTCTCGTATGTGAGATGCTCCAACGGATGCAGCGGATATAACACACCATCGACAATCATACCCCAGCGAGGCAATTTCCAAACAAACCATAGCGCCCCCTCTTGAAGTAATTGCAGGAACGTTTTCAAGGAATATGAAAGAGGGCTTGATTTCTTTGGCCAAGCGAATGATCTCGAAAAACAGTACGCTTCGCTCTCCTCCCAAGCCTTTTGCAGCTCCTGCAATGCTAATGTCCTGGCAGGGAAACCCCCCATAAATGACATCAACGGAATCAGAAGGAAAACTCCCTGATTCTTTGCAGAATGTTCGCATGTCGTCCCATATTGGAGCGGCCGATAGCTGTTTTTTACCCATTCGAGACAGCAGTACTCCCTGACAGTATGGGTCAATTTCACAGTAGGCGATGGGTCTAACCCAATCTCTGAGTGCGAGGCTGAGTCCTCCGATTCCGCTAAATAAATCCAGGCCATTAAGAATTAGACTAAACCCCTGTGGTAATTTCGTTTATAAGCTCGCCACTGCTGCTTACTTGGCTTTGGGATTAAATTTAGCAGGCTTTTTTTTAGCTGCCTTACTCTTATGTTTCGCAATTAGAGCCACCTTTTCTACGATTTCATCTTTTACGCAAGATATAGTCAGTTTCTCAATTAATTCATAATCGGAAAGAGAAAACGAGGGGGTCTGCTCGATGGAAGCGAATCGCTCCCGTTGAGAATTCTCCTTATTAGGTCGTGTAATGACATATGTCAATGGTCACACTCGTTAATTTTTGTTGTCGGTTGTGGCCTATCCTTGCCCGATCTAGGAAGGAAAGCTCCCCACCCAGTGTTATCGCCTGGAGGAGTAATATCGGTGTTCATCTCCCATTGTTCATTAGGGACAGCCCTTCCGTTTCCATGCTTGACTACATCCGCAGTGCGGTTTTTTAAGTAATCAGGATTATGTTTGTTATGTTTAGCCATTAGTCCTCAATGAGTTGCTATGTAACAAGATGTACAAAAGGGCTTCTAAAAGCCCTTTTCGTTAGTGTTTAGCTTTGTGTGATTTAGCGTAGTTAGCCAATGCGTCTACTTCTCTTTTGTAGTCGGAACATTGGTTGAATTCACCCGCTTCGGAATAACTCCCACCAGCTACATCTACATCGTTGACATCCTTTTCCCAATGACCTTCTTGAAACTTTTTCATAGCAGCCATCTTAGGCGCATCGGTTTCGTTTTTTGCGTGTTTCATGTTTTTATCCCCCTCCGACTCCCGCCGGAATTTGTTGTTTTTCCTGTTCCATTTTATTTGCAGCCTTAATCTCAGTAGCTAACTCCCAAGACTGACGAATGGTTTCTAAATCCATTGTTTCAAGCTCGATCATGGTCTTGACCATCTCCATATCAGCTTTTGAACTCTTATACTCGGAATCAGCCTGAAGATCTTGTATCTTAGCCATGCGTTCTTGAGCTGAAGCGTATGCATCCTGTTCCTTAGCCATTGCCAGTTTAGATTTAGAGAAGGCTTCCATAATTTTGGCATTGTCCATCTTCTCCTGCGCTTGAGATTGGGCCTGTTGGGCTTGCTGTTCTTGCTGTTGTTGCTCTTGCAGGTCTTCCAAGACTTGCTTCTTGTTGGTAATGAATGCAGCCCTGTAGATGCTCTTGTCCGCAACCGTCACTCCGATCTGCTTGAAGTGAAGAAGTTGCTCTAGCTCCATCTGTCTTTGTGTCGTTGAGTAGTTACCTTCTTCTACTGCAATTGAGTATTTTTGTGCATAGCTAGTCTTAAATCTAGGATCAGGATCATGACCTAAAATGTTCCGAAGTTTGCCTTTGCTGAAGTTCTTACGAATCGCTGCGATCCTAATCTTTCCATAGAGACGCTGCGTGTAGTCTAGCTTATCGAATATCGTTTGTAGGGTAGTAAGACCAGCCCCTTGACGTAACATCGCAAGGACGCCCGCTTTGTCGTCGGTTGCGCTACCCAGCAACTCTTCGTTTACGCCTGATATCTTTGTAATGTCCTCGGCGAGGCTTCGGGATAGTTCAAGTAGCGATTGAGGGATAGCAACAGGTTCAATACGTTGTATTTCATTTGGCAAATGCCCTGTTTTTAGAGGAATTAAGAAGCCATCGCCTCCGCTTGTTTGTCTAAAAGCTTTAGTATCTGTAACAACATCAACAGGATAAATCCAGCCAGCATTTAAAGAACTTTGTAGTATTTGTAATTCAATTACTTTTCGCATGTTATAAAGAAACTGCGAATCTCTAAGATTTCTTATGACACCCTGCTTTCTCCAACTATATGACTGAATATCTTGTTCTATATAAGTTTGAGTTGGCACAAAAGGGTATTCGTCGATATTCAAATGATTTCTACCATGATAGACGTTTTTGTCGCCTAACCTGATGATCATCTTGGTAGTAGGAACCTCTGTTTCTTGTAGCCTTAGCCAGGGTTGAGCCGCCATGACACGTCGCATCATGTCTTTTTCTTCTGTCTCATCATCTTCCCATTCAGTTGCTTCGCCTGTATATGGATCTAGTATGATTTTGGCTGTTCTAGTAGTTCTATAATGAAATTCATCGTAAGTAAATAAATTACTCATGGAGACGTTTTGAAGCTCTGCTTGCATAGGGAATCTACCGTCCTTCATTCCACCCGGCCTCATCTTATCTATCTCTTTAGCGTAGCCAGGAATGAGCGTCTTGGCCATTTCTTTCGAAGTCCACCTTCTGCGCCATATTCCATTACAATCACTAAGATCTTGCTTCCTAGTATAACTATCTATCAAATAATTATTAAAAGCCACCGAATCAGTAAAAAGATCACCCGACAGAGGATCAAATGTATAATCTGGATAAAGATGTAGTAAATATTCACCTACGTCGCAAGCCCCTTCAAACGCTTGGCTAAGATATTCTTGGAAACCGTCTCTGTCTTCGCAATAACGCAAGACTTTGTTGTAGTCGTCCGCTAAGGGGTCGTCTTGATCCGAAATAGGAAGGGTGATTGTGCTGCGTCTGTTTCGTCTTTGATACCCAACGATCATGTTGATATGACGTCGGATCAGGTTAAAAAAGAACTTCTGTACGTTCTGGGAGTTTTGACCATACAACCCGTTATAAAGCTGTTGATCCCCTATCTTAAAACGCTTGTCAATGGCTCCCTGAAGCCAATATGTGGAGTTCGTCGGATAGTTGGATTGGTAGAACCAGTCCATCATCCGGGTTAGATCCTTAGACTGTAAGTCGGATGGATCGATGTATCCTAAAGAAAATTGGCCTGATTCGTATGAACCCATATAGTAAAATATTTACCATACATTGACCAATATGTAAAATTTTATTTCAGATACGGTCCCATCGGCGACCATTCAAGTCAGGCTCATGTAAAACAATTTGCTCAGTTGTGAATTTTGGTGCCCATCCTTCCCATAGGCATTTGTAACATATATCGATTGGCGTATGAACGTTAGTTGCTACATCCAAAATCCCTAATTTATGATCCTTACCACACTTTTTGCAAGGTAGATAAGGTCCGTTGATTGTAGGTTCTTCATCAAAATACCTTGGCCTTTTGTACTCACTTGCATCTTTTCCGCCCCAATCATCCACTAGAACCCCTGTATCTCGTTGTTAAATTGATCGTACATATCATCCTGGTTAAATATCCGTCTACGCAGTTGATCGTAGCTAATATTTTCATCTGGGCTGCCGAACTCACCGCGAGGGAAGGCCGAGGCTATGGCATACCTGAGGGCATCACAGATATGGTCGTTCTTCTTTACTGGCTTGTCTTCCCCTCTATCCGCTGCCTTAGAATCCCATGCGTAGGATTGGATCTGTTCTCTTAGTGTGGTGCACCCCTTTTGAATTACAATGTTCTTTCCTCCAATAAACTTTGAGCAGATTTTAATTCCGAGCAACACATCATTATTTGCATCCAGTACGGGTAAGTCAGACTGTCGGAGGGCAATTTTGAGACTTGCTGCTGCAGGGTCCACATAAATAGCAGAAACGTTTTTGTAGCCGATAAAATCCTTAATGTCTCGGACAAGTTCCTGATCTGTCTTGGATCGACCTTTCTTAGCGCTATCGTAGTAATACTCCGCTTCGACCCTGATTTGTGGCCACTTGTTCGGAGTGACCGCACAGAGTACCGCAGCTGTCGCATTGGTAGTCCCATAATCGATACCAACGATGTAGTACGCAGGAGAAGGGAAGGGATGATCATATTCGTTGGTTTGATCATAACAGTCGTAGATTGCCCCATGTGCCAGTGCCCACTCTCCGAGAATGTATCTGTTGTACCACATACCCGTATACGATGCTTTAAGTTGTTGTTTGTAGGCTTCATCGAGTACTGGGTTATCCTCCAAGCTAAAGTTCCAGTGAATCAGGTCAAGTCCTGGCTTATCTATATAGTCTTTCTTAAGCCAATGGGCCGGGCCTTCAGGGTTGCAAGTGGCCAGTAGCTTCGCACCTGGGACACGCAATCGTGATTCTAACATCTTCCAAAATGGCTCTGGCAGATTCGTGGCTTCGTCCACATAAGCTAATGCCAACGTTGAGCCTTGGATGGTAGAAACTGCGCTCACATCTGGGGCACCAACGAACCACACATCTCTTCCATATAAACGGCTCATCTGTGCTTTCTCCGTCGGACATGGGAAGCCTAGCCTTCTGTATAAATGGGTTAATATATTGCGCTGAATTGAGGTCCTGTTGACCCCAATGATCATAGCATCGCCAGGAGGGCCATATTTCAACAAATGAATAAAAGCTTCAACGCTAGAATATGTCTTCCCAGAGCTAACAGCTCCTACCCAAATATTAAACCGATGGGTAGCTTCGTCAAAGCTTTTATCCTGCTTGGGGCTTGTTACCATTGGCCTCCAAATTTGCTAGCCTGTTCCTTAACCTCATGATTTCATGGTCTTTTTCAATATCAGCTTGATAGGGGGACTCTTGTACTTGATGCTCTGATTGACCTAGGCGAATGTTGCAAAGCTTATCAAGTTCTTTGGTATGTCCTTTTAGAGCTTTCTGATATTGAATCAGCTCCAGAAAAGCTTCCCCTCCACTGCGATACTCGTTAACGAAATTGGTGAAATTGTCACCGAATTCTTTTTTGAATCTTTTGCAAAAGTTTTCTTCTGAAATATAAAATGCACCAGCTATCCTTTTAGCTGGTGATCCTGCCTCCATCATTTTTTCAACCACGTTCCAATTGATTGGTTTAGGCGGTCTTCCAACGATCGGCTTAGGTGTGCGTGCCATTCCTTACATACTCATGTGTTTAAAAAAATCTATACAACAAATGAGCAAGTAAACGCAAGTTTAGGATTCTTCCCCTTCTTGCTCGGACTCTCTCATCGTGCCTAAATTACACAAGGTGAGGTCGAAAATGCGAAGTAAGAAGTCTTCTGGGTCTTTAGAATATTGGAGGGCTATAACAGCGAGAGATGAGCACATGGCGTTCATGGCAAGATCCATCTCACTTACGTTACCTAATAGGAAGAAAGCCTTGAATGTGTTGAACTTTTGCATAAAAAGCTCATGCACATGGTCCGGCAAGTCCTGTACTCGAACTGTCCTTCTTTCTGAATCCATCGCCAACATATTCCTCTGCAAGTCCTAACTTATGCATATAGCGATAAAGACTATTTCGAGAAACGCCTATCTCAACGGCTATCTTTCCAATACTCTTTCGAAGAGGTAGTTGTTGTTTGATATATTCAATTTTTTCTCTGGTCAGCTTCGTCTTGCCTCCCTTGTACTTGCCCTCCTTCTTGGCACGATCGATTCCGATCCTCTGCCTTTCTTTATCGAGTTGAGATAAGAAGTGGATAAAAGATTTCATTAGGTCATAGGAAAGCTTGGACATGATATCATTCTTTTTACCAAGAACAATTCCTTCCCTTACAAAATGAACCTCGACTTTTTTCTTTAGTAGAAATTCAACGGTCTCGTCTAAATCGTATCCATTACGACCAAGGCGACTCATGCACTCAACAAAGACTATGTCGTCCTCTCTAACGTATTCTTTGAGGGATCGCAGGTCATGGCGGTCTTTTGTCGAGTAGCCCGTTTCGATATCGGTAAATACCTTGTCCAAGCTTAGACCTAATAGCTGACTATCCGGGTTTTGCTCTGGGGTGCTTACACGCCTATAGCCTATTCGCTTACCTGTCATTCCATTTCATCCCAATAAGAACGTGGTTGAAACATTGAAAAAACCTCGTCTGAAATTTCTGGGTCTTCGAAACTTTTCTTCAGAGTCTTGTTAAAATCGTTTTGCAAGTCGAAAGAGGTTTTACCCTTTGCATGTAAAAGTTTTTGAGTTTTCGGGGTTTTAACGAATCCGATCCACTGCTTTTCTATTTCATCCCAAACTGTAGGCACTCTTAAATAAACATTATTCTCTCTGTCGATGTGTAAGCATAGCTCCATGTAACTAGTCATATTAAGCTTCCTTTCTCCACTTGATCTCATAAGCTGCATAAATGCCAGCGACAACCTTAGCGTGTGTTACGTCATCCCATCCATAAAGATCAGTGTCGACGTCAGCGTTAAGCAAATGGACAGACATGTCCAAATCCATGTCCATCGTTGAAACAAAGTTATCAACAATTTGATCTCGTTTCAAATTAAGCCTTACTCTTGCCATATTTGCTCCTTTTGTAATAGAAATTCTAGAGGTTGACATTACAATTTGTCAACCAATATAATTACGGCCTTAAAGTGAGGCAAACTTAATTTTAAGAGCAATTGTCACTAGAGAGTACCCTGAAATGACACGATTTGATAAATTTGAATAAATCGAGTGCCTTGTAGCGGAGGCACAATAAATATATTCCGCTTGTTGGCTTTGTAGGTTGAGCCGAAAATCAACCTTCATTTTAGCGATCTTCTCATTGGGCATTAGGTAAATAAATGAATGAACAGGCCTATAAAGTGAATAAGATATCCGAAAAACAAATGGTTATCCTCTGCAACCTTTGGCTGAGACTTTCGATCGCCAATGATCAGGAAAAGCCAGAACAGGTGCGAAAATATCTTATTGAACTTAGAGATGTTTTATGTGAAATTTCGGGGGAAAATCGAGAGGCGCAAGGTGAGCGAATCGAATAGGGTTTGGAAACACAATAGCATGGATGAGCCGGAAAAGGAGTGTGTAACCCTTACCGAATATGTAGACGTTCTTCTAAAGTTGGTAGAGGAGTGCCAAGATTGCATAAAGGTAGGTCAGCCGATGCTTATTATTCCGCTCTTAGATTCTGCCCATGAGCTTTTGGATGAGATGTCAAAAGGCGAATGGCGTGTTAATCCCTATGAAGCAGGAATTGAGGAAGACGATGAGGAATAAAACTCGTAAGTGGCTCATTATTCGAGCTAAAAATAATTTGCGCAGAATCCAGCGCGAAGCACCTTTTGATTTGTATACCCCATATAGTGTCAGTTGGTGGGCTTACCGCATATATATGGAAGATTATTACCGCCTAGGAAAAGGTATCCGTGAATAAAAAAAACTCTCGATATCGTCGCCTTATGGAAATTCGATCAATGAACTCCTTTAGGAAATGTGGATTAGACCCAAAAGGAGAGGTTTTAGGAACAGACTTCAAAAGATATACTTTCAAAGATTGGATTATAATTAAATGAGTTGGATTAAATTTTCAGAGAACGCCCGAACATAAAGGAACCTATGCGGCTGTGAAGCTTATAAAAGGAACTCCTGAATCGGGATTTTTCCAGGCAACTCCACCTTACCCGTAAGTTCTCTGCCTAATAAATGGAATAAAATACATGGACAAACGGTCAAGGTTGAAGACACCAATACGATACAAGAAAGTTTAATAGTGATGATTACCTTTTGGAGAAACAGTAAGTATTTTGTTAGACAAGAGGATAATACAAGAATTTAAAAAGGATTGAGGAATGAATACAAAGCATAAACACTTTGGCGATCTACCGGATTATCTATCAGAAGAAGTGCAAATAAACGTGGTCAAAATTCTTGAGTTGTTGGGTTTGAGTCGACCGGGCCTACCAGCCCGATCATTTCCTATAGCGATGATGACTTTGCAGGTGACAATAGTTCACATCATCGAAACAAGTGCCATTGATCCCTGCGACATGCTTAATCAATTGATAACCGTGCTGCAAAAAAACATGGAAGAGCTAAAGGCTAAGATTGGTCATAGTGATAGGTCGTAACGATCGGTTTGCAGATTGAGCGCAGGATCGGCCCTTGAGTGGGCCATTTTTATTTCATTTGTTTACACTTTTTGCTAATGTCTTTCGGCAAAGGAGATGCTATGTTGAAAGATCTACAATGCAATGAGGCTTATGAAGGAGTATTCAATAAAATGTTTGGAGAATCTCAATATGCTTCCGTATCGGAGGCTCATGAAGAATGTCTTAAAGAAAAAGGATATATAGAACATTTTCCCAAGGCTGAGGCAAGAATTCTTTTTAAAGAAAAGGATATGGAAGGAATTCAAGAGATTCTTGTGGCTCGCTTTTCTAATCCCAAGGAAAACCCGCACCTATATCGCCAATATCAAAGCGATATCGGAAATTGTTTGAATGATTGGGATAAATGGCAATTAGCAGATATTTTGATTAAGTTTTTTGTTTTTTACCCTTTAAATAATGATCAAAAAATTCAAGCATTTATGGAACTCTCCAAGATAACAGAATATAGGCCGATCATAGCTCGCTATGTTTACAGGTATTTAAATTGAAAGAGGAATTTTATGGACATCGATAAATTTGCTGCAGGCTCTTGTGATTTTTGCAATGATGCCAAAGACATTTGCCTTTCATGTAAAAAGATCATTATGCATGAAGCGATTAAATCTGGAATTTCTGATTCAATAATAGAAGATTTAGTGACAATACTAAAAGAAGTAGTAGACAAATTGGACACTCTTGACAGTAGTGTTGATGGGCTTAGTACTGAACTTTTCAAAGCCAGAAAAGATTTTGATGATTGGATTAATAAGTGAAAAAGCCAAAGAGAAAGCATAAAAAAGACTCAGAACTGACGAATCGTCAAAAAAAGCTAGGGGAGAAGCTTAATAAAATGATGAAATCCTATAGAAAATCAAGGGCAAGAGGACTTTCAAGGGCTATTGAAGAAATGATGATCGACATGGAATTGGGTAGATTGCTATGAAACTAAAGACCAAGATCACTCGCAAAAAGTTCCTAAAAAAAAAGAACATCCACGGAACTCAATGTTGGAGAGGGTGGATCAGTAAAAAATATTATGGCTTCTATCAAAACTCATGACCGCAACAAGGACATGTTGTTGTTTTTTTCTTATCCTTTTTCTCTTCGTCTTCTGGCTGCAAGTCCTCTATCTTGCAATCCAACAACTTTTCCGGTGAAAAACCCCAATTTACTAGGTCAACTGGATTAAATAAGTTTCCTAGAATGTCATAATCCCATTCGCCCTGATTCAAATTTAAACCAATAACTAAATGATCCACCTCCTCTTGCGTAAGATCCCTATCGGGCACCCAACACTCAACGTTCTTAGCCTTCATCTTTTTTAGGACTTTGATTCGCTGGTGGCCCCCTATGATTGTAAAGTCTTTATTTACTATCGGCTTATCGATCATTCCAAACTTTGTGATCAGGTTTTCCAGATGAGCCAACTGCTCTTTCTTGATTTGCCTAGGATTGGTTGAGT